CTGACTTTATTGGTAGTGGTGACGAAGACGAAGATCAGTCTTTAGAACAGGACAAGGCACTAGCAGATTTTCTTTCTAGTAAAGATAGAGATGAACTTAACTGGGTAGAAAGAAAAATAATTGAAGATGTTAAAAAAGGAAAAGAACTAACAAGCTATCAATATGATCCACAAAGAGATAGATATACAGGGTACACAAAGTATACACAACCTATGGGTTGGCTTGGTGGTCTTGCATCTATACTTAATCTTGGTCCTTTTGAAACATACACAGGTTTTGGGAAAAGTCCTTTTGATAGGACACCTGATCGTATGGGTGGTGATGGAGAAGGTAGACCTTCACGTATCACACAACAGGTTGCTACTCCTGTTGTAGAACCAGAAGTGTCGGTAACACCTGACAGTTATTACGCTACTGGTGCTGGAACAGGCACGACAAGTCTTTCAGATCTTGCTAAGATCAATCCATATCTTGCAACTCTGTATGCACAAACACCAAGCCCAATTGGTCAAACATATGAACAGACTATGGCTCAAATGAAAAGACAACAGAAAGAACGTAGGCGTCTTAGTGGTCTGGATATCTTTAAACCAGTGAGCATTGTGTCGTGACGGCTGCAAAGGTTTTAGAATGGAAAATACTACCAAGATTTATGATGATGGTCATGACGCTTATGAGTTGGCGTGTAGTCGAATGGTTTATGACCTTGCCAGAACCAACTGCAGCACAGGCTGGTTTAGTATCTGTAGTAACAGGAGCAATGACAGGGGCATTCGCAGTTTGGATGAATCACGAAGGTAAACAATGAAGTATAATAGATCACATTTTCTTACGAAGTTAATTGAACATGAAGGCATGGTTCTTAATGTGTACAAGGATACCCTTGGTATTGACACAATTGGTATTGGTCGTAATCTAAAAGACCGTGGCATCAGCAAAGAAGAACTAGAATATATGGACATCCCAAATATGGATGTAATTTACGAACACGGTATTACAGAAGCGGATGCACGTTACCTTGCGCTAAATGATATTGCCATTGTTGAGAATGAATTGTGCAGTGTACATCCTTGTGTAGAAGAACTGGATAGTGTTCGTCAACTTATTCTTATGGACATGGCTTTTAATATGGGTGTTCCCAGACTGTGTAAATTTAAAAACATGTGGAATGCTATACACAATCAAAACTATGAAGCTGCATCTCTTGAGATGATGGATTCCAAGTGGGCAAGACAGGTAGGACAAAGGGCTAAAAGCCTTTCAGAAGCTATGAAATCAGGAGAATTTTAATGTTGCCTTATACTGAAGAAGAATGGGAGTGGTTAAATGGGTACGCCTAGTTCAATGACACGTACTGGTAAGCACGAACCATGGGAACTACAAGTTTCTAGGGAACAGATTGCTTTTCACCAATCAATATATAAGTTTGGATACAATGGTGATGTAAATGGAATAGAAGAAACTATTTGGTCACAAGGTGGTATCTATTCTTATCTTACTAGTGCTGCTCAATTGTATGTAAGTTCTAGTAGCACAGCAGATACTAATGGTGGAACAGGTGCTAACTCTGTAAAGATTATAGGTCTTGATGCTAATTATAATGAGGTAGAAGAAGACATTACTCTTACAGGACAGACGCAAAAGATTACTCAAACATCTTGGATACGTGTGTACCGTATGTATGTTACTCTAGCTGGTTCAGGTGGGGCAGCAGCAGGAACTATTTATCTTGCCAATGCAGGAGCAACTGCAGGTGTACCTACTGGTACTGTCTATTCTTCTATTCTTTTAGGGGCAGGACAAACAGAAATGGCTATATATACAGTACCTGCAGGATATACTCTTTACTTAGATGATATTAACTTTACTGCGGCTATTTCACAGGCAAACTCATATTGTCAGGTTAGGTTTATATTACGTGACTTTGGAACAAATGTATTTCGTGAACAACTTAGAATTGTATTACAGTCTAATACCTTTATTGATAAGTTTAATTATCCTTTAAGGATACCAGAAAAAACTGATATTGAAGCACGTGGTATTAGTGTAGGAAGTGCTAATAATCCTATATCTGCATCATGGCAGGGTTTGTTAATTAAGAATGAGATACCGCCAGCATGATTACAATAGTTATAGCAAAGGGTGTTCAACAGGAAGATGTTCGTGATTACATTAATGTAAATCAAATGGAAGAACGTGTTGCATCTTTAAAAGAACGCATTAAAGAATTAAACAGAATAGTCAGAGGTAATAAATATGTTGACAGCATTAATAGGACCAGTAGCTAATCTCGCAGGTACTTGGTTAAGTGGTAAGGTAGAAGAAAAGAAAGCACAGTCTGCAACCAAAGTTGCTAAAGCACAAGCTGAAGCAATGGTCATGCAGAAAAAAGCCACTGGTGAAATTGATTGGGATCTGAAGATGGCTGACGCATCAGCATCATCTTGGAAAGACGAATGGCTTGTTATTATTTTTTCTGTGCCATTGGTGCTTTCATTCTGTGGTGAGTGGGGAAGGAAGATTGTAGACGATGGTTTTGCCGCCCTTGCGGGAATGCCTGACTGGTATCAGTACACACTAGGCGTCATAGTCGCTGCCAGTTTCGGTGTCCGTAGTGCCACCAAGTTCTTCGGGAAGAAAGGCTAAGTCTTCTTCTGACTCAGCTAGTACATCAAAGTCTTCTGTATAATCCCCGAACTGTTCAGGGAAAGCTTCTTCAACCAAAGAAAATATCTTTTCAAAACCTAACGTCTGCATTGTAAATACAATTTCTTTTTCCATAGATTCAGGCGTCATGTCTTCTGCATCAGAGTTGTTACCACGAACACGTGATAGCAACTCTAGTGCTTTTAGGGCAGTGGTTCCATTGCCAGCATTCCTAGCAACTTCATACTGCTTCTCTATCTCGTCAATCACATCAATGTCAGTTGTGATCCCTGCCTTTAGTTCTTCTATTCTTTCTAGGATACGTGGATCCTGCAGCAACCTGTAACCTTGGTTGTGTGCAGATGCTTCGCTATATCCTGCATCCTTGGCAGCACGAGATGCGTTCTGATGCAGAATATAGTTTTGGCAGAACTTTTCCTTGCGTTCATTAAGCGGCATTCAGCAACTCCGAATAGTGCTTCTCTTGTCCACGCTTGGACAACTTCCATACGGCTGCTGCCAGAGTATCTTCTCCATAGAAGTTGATACCCATATCCATTTCCATATTGTCGAAAAGCTTTTCACAGTCCTGTGCCATTGCAAGAAGTTCTCCTGTAGTCCAGAACTTTTCTCCACCAAGTTCAACCTGCATGTACTTGTTCTTGTCTGGCTCTGTTTCAGTTGTCTGACGTTTCTTTTCTTCTGTCATCTCACCTTCAATCGAACAGTCAAAACCAAACAGTTCAAAGTTTCTAAAGCCAAGAGTATGTGCGATAGCAATGGTACGCATAGCTGCACAGGTGCCGCCTGTAATCAGGGTAGATCCTTCTTCGATACCTGTTTCTTTGTCTACTACAATCTTTTCCTTTACAGACATGTCACGCAACGCATCTGAGTATGCTTGCCAACCTTTTACATTTGCTTTCTTAGACAGCAAATATTTTGTTACAGAAGGATCAGTCATAGAAGCAACAAGGAAAATAGTTTTCTTGTCTACCTTTTTAAACAAATCCTTTCTAACAACTCCGTGTGTGCTAGTTCCGTCAATAGGACGTGGATCAAGGATAACACAAGAGAAAGGCTTGATGCCATGTTCCAACAGCTTTGGATAGCTGTGCTTAACGCAGAACACTTTACAGTTTGTTTCCTTGATACGTTTTTTCAGTAGGTCAAAGTCTATGCTATGACCACCAGAAACAATGATTGCTGTTTCTGTATTTACTTTACTTGTTTTGATCCAGTCAAAGTCTTTAATAAGTTTCTTATTCTGTTTTACATTATCAATGATTTCTTCTTTAGGTCTGGAATCTTTTGGTGTGACCACAATGGGTACACGTGTCAGTTCGTCTGGTAGTTTTGCTACACCCTTCTGAGTTGCTACAAAAACAAGGTGAGTAATACCACCTCCCAAAACAGGATCAGACGAAGGAAGGACCAACTTGGCATATGCTTCAATCTCCTTTGTTAGTTTGTTCACACCAAGATTATCTTCGTGTGGTAGTTTTTTGTTCTGGTCTTCTGAGAAGAAGTCATCGAATACCAGAACAGGAATGTGTTTCAAATTCTCATAGTCTTGCTTAACTGTTTCATATGAATGTCCACCATCGATGTAAGCAAAGTCTGCGTCCTTAACAGCCTTACATGCTGGCACGGTAACTTTGCTATCACCCTTGTGTAGTTCATAGGTAAATGTTTTACCTTCGTTAAACATCTTTACTGCGAATTCTTTCAGACGATTGTTAATAGCTTCCACAGTGTTGTGGGCTTTTGTGTTCATTTCATACTGATCAGATTCAACTGTCGCATCTTCAAACAAATCAAAGCCAACGTAATGAACTTTGTCATGGTGTTGCAGCGCAGCAACAGCCATCTGAATAGCACGTCCACCATTCCACGTTCCTGTTTCCACGATTGTCTTTGGCTTGTAGAAGTCAACCATCTTGATAAGCTGCTTGTATCGTGCAGCATTGACATCAGGAGCAACCTGATTAATATTCTTTTTCAGATTGCCTTTATAATGTGTAAAGTATTCTGACAGGGGTGACTGTGCAAAGGCAGCAAGACCTTTTGCATTTTCAGATAGATTGTTTGTTACCAATCCATGTGCCTTGTAAATATTAAGCAGCCGCTCAAAGATAAATCCATCATGCCATTCACGGTATGCTACAACTTCTCCAATAGTGTAACAACCCCGAAGATCGGCAAGCAAGCTGCAAGTATTATGGCAAGCCAGATTGAAGCCCATAAAACTTGTTTCACTGTAGTCTGCATCCTTTCTTCCTAGATATGTAAGGTCTGCCTTACTAGGCAACCATTCTTTAATTTTAGCTACATCAAGACGTTTGGTTGTAACTGTGTCTGCATCAAGCCAGATCATCCAGTTATCTTCAAAGGGAACACCGCCGCCTTCGATAAATTTTTGATCAGCTTCCATCATTTCAAAAGCCAACTCAGTCATGGCATATACTTTATGACACCACTTGATTGCATCAAGACGCCAGTTGTACTGCATCTTCCCGCCTTCAGTACCATCATGTATTTTCATACGCTCACGATACTGAACCATCTCTTCAACATCATTTAGATTTCTGTATTCAATTACACTGCTCTTAGGAGCGTCAACAGATTCGATATCAAAGTCATGATAATAAGCAATCAGTTTGAAATACTGCGGGTTCCATTTATCTACCACGCTCTCAAGCATGTTCTTAGCATAGGAATCAAATCCATCTTTGCTAAATGATGTTACAAAAGTATACATTAAAATACATCTCCTAAAGCTGAATCATAAAAAATCTTATTTGCCCTTACATGCCAGTCACCTGCATACTCTGCATCGATCTGACGTTTAGGTTCCCATTCCTTAAACCACGGACCACCTGTCGTAAAGTGAACATTTTTTGGTGTGATTGTTTCATCTGACCAACCATCAAGCCAGTTCCACTCTTCTGGAATGCCGCCAATTTCTTCATCTTCCAACCAAGACATTCCGTGTAACCAAGAACCAGATCTAATGTTCGCATCGTCCACTGTAAGCCTGTGGTTTCCTTCGTGTCCACAGTTGAATAGCATGAAGCTAGACCAGTTCTTGCGATTGTATCTTTGCTGGATCTGTCCGTCCATCTTTGTAGCAGCAGAAGGATTGTAGTTGTGTTTAACACAATGCACTGCTATGTCTTTGTTGCTACCGTAAGTATCAAACACTTCTTCGATGTCTGATTTAACAAGCATGTCCGAATCCATGAAAAGAGCAAGTCCATCATATTGGTTCAAGGCAGGTATTAGAAATCTTGTGAATGTAAACTCTGTGCTGAACGGCCTTCCATCGAAGGTGTCAACCATTACACGTTTGCCGTCAATGCTGTCAAGCCTAGCAGAACGCCGATACAGACCTGCTCTACGAAGAGCGGGTTGAACCAGTGGGATGATGTCAAACTTTGTATTGTATTCCAAGATTGAATCACGTAGTACTTCATAAGCATTACTCTCCCTTGCATCATAACCAATATAAATAACTGGACGTTTGTTAAACAACTGACAACTCCTTTCAATTCAAAGACATGTGTATTTTACTATAACTAAGCAGCCATGTCAAGAAGTTTTTAATCATTAAAATAATTTAGAAGAAGATCAAGCCTATCTTCATGGACAGCCATCTTGTCTAGTTCACTTTGGATTGCTTCCATGATGTCAGAGTGTTCACCAATACCTGCAGGGTTCTTTAGATACACTTCTATGTTTGCTGTGTGCAGTGCCACATTACCCTGTGCGTGTTTTAATAGTGCTTCTAATATTTGTTTTCTCATAGCTTGTCCGTATCTTCATTGAATGTACCTTCTGGTAACGCAGCTTCAAGTGTTGACATATTAGACGAATCAATTTCACCACAGATATTAACACAGCCTTCTGACCACTGTGTTTTACTTACCATTATGTCGGGGCAATATTGATGTAGAGAACTGAAAGCAGCCGCCGCCGCTGCAACATCCTTTGTGTTTGTATCAAACCTAATTTTCATTTTGATTTTCCTTTCTTTAATTTAACCCATTCGTCATAGCTAGGGTGATTACGTGGTGGATTGAACTGAATGTAGTCGTCAGTCCTTTTCCAAGTCCAAACTGGCAATGTATTCTTCGATGTCGATTGTTTCTTGCTCATCCACCATCTTCTCCAATCCTTCGGTAAGTCTTCGTTTCAGTGCTTCTGAAATCAAACCAGTTCTTGTTTCCTCGTCCATTTCAAATATGACCAAAGCACCACCGTCTTTCGTTTCTACATAGTCTACTACATCTATTTTCATGTGTCAATAAAACTCCCTTTATTATGCTGCGTTCAAGTCTACCACTTCACAGACGCCAGCCGTACAAGCCAACTCACGTCCACCTGATGTGGTGTCTTCCTTCTCAAACTCCTGCAGCTTTGCCCAATCAATGTTAGCTACCGTATCATAAACCATTTTTAATTCGTTGTATTCGTCTGGTTCGATATCCTGATAAGGTGCTTGCTGATATGTGTGTTCACTAAACGGAAGGAAACTAATACCAGAAACCTTGTCAAAGTTTTGATAGACCCAAGATCCAACTTCCATCCATTCATTCTCCTTGACTGAGATAGTCACGGAAGGCTTGTGTTCACACCAGTGCTCTTGATACAGCAACCAAAGATCAAGCTGTTCAATGGCAGTCATCTCATTCCGTGTGATGGCACCTGTAGGTGACTTCATAGGAAAGCTAAAGACTGTCGTGCTGTCAGGCTTCATAACATCTGGCTCATTAGGAACACCACTTTCAATCAAGAACTGTGTCAGTGGGTCTTTGTTGTCACCACGAACAGTACGAATGTAGTAATCGTTGTGCCGTGCATGGATACCAGAAGCACTGTCTACAAGCTGTGACACTGTACCACTAGGCTTGACACAGGTGATAGCTGCTGACTGTGGAATACCTAGTTCTGCTGACAAAAGGCAGTTAGTATCTATAGCAACATCCTTCAGGTCTGAAAGAACTGTTGAGATATTCATGCCGTAATTTGGATCACGTCCAGACAACAGCTTGCTATCCATGATGCCTGTCAATGATACACCAAGCAGACGTTCTTCTTCCGTGTTCTTCTTCCAGATACTGCGAAGATATTTAAAGTCTGTCAATGTTGCTTGGAACGTACCAAGAATAGTAGCAAGTCTTACCTTCTCTTCAAGTGTTTGCTGTGTATCATTCTCACGAACAACCACTTCTGACAAGTTACAGAACTGATAAGGACGTAGGATAATTTCAGAACAAGGATTGCAACCAAAGTCATGATCAGCATCACGTCTGCCATTCTTTGCTGCTTGCTTCTTAGATGATGCACGGTTAAAGATACCACGCTCACCTGACTTAGATTCGTACAGCGACAACCACTCACGCATGAATGTTCCCATCTGTGGTTTCTCTTTGTATGCCACAGAGTTGTTTGCCAAAGCACGTTGACCTTCCTGTTCCCACCACATACCTGACTTGGCATGTGCCATCTGGTCATCGTTCAGATTGGAAAGACTGATCAATGCTGAACGGCGTACACCACCGACAACCACAACTTCGCCAATCTTACACATGATGTCGTGACATTCGATTGGATAAAGCTTGCGTCCTGCCGCACCTCTGAACTTCTCAATACAGAAGTCAAACAACTCAAGCAAAGGTGCTGGTCCTGATGCACGTCCACCGAATGTCTTCAGCCTTGCACCTGCAGGGCGAACTTCAGATACATCAAACTGTGGGATGTGTCCAGCATAGAGCATGGCAATCAATTCACGCAAAGCCCTTGCCCATCCGGGTCTGCT